TGGATTTGCAATTAAAATTAACCACCCAAAATATGGTGAACCATATTTTTCATAGCTTATTTTATCTAACCTACTTTGTCCTCTTCTGTAAATATATTTTTGATCTGTTGACCTTGGGGACAATCTAACAAACGGTACGGTTGTTTGGTTACCATTAATTAAAAATTTTTGATATCTATCGTAATACTTCATTTTATACAAAAGTTTTTCTTAACTGTTTATGGTATATAGCATGAGATATATCAGTAGTTCATTGTTCATGATAATAGTTCTTGGCTTATCGGCGACAATCGCCAAGTCTCAAAACTTCGATATATTCATTCCCCGTGGATATGAATTATTGGATTCAAAAAGCGGTGATTTGAATCAAGATGGCATAACGGATTATGTGATCATTTGTAAAAATCCTAATGAGTATGAAGAGGAAGATGCAAAAAGACCACTCATGATATTGCATGGTAATCCCAATGGTTCATTAACCCTCATTGAGAGAAATGACAATATTGTGCTCTGCTTCTTATGCGGAGGTGTTATGGGAGATCCATATACCGGTATTACCACCAAGAAAAATTTCTTTTCTGTAGAACATGCCGGTGGAAGCAGTGATCAATGGACAAGGATCATTACCTTTAAATACAATATGGAAGATGGAAATTATTATCTAAGTAGAGATGCCGGGGAAGTATGGAATACCAACAGTAAAAAACAAAAGAAAAAGCTTGAAACATATTCCAAAGATCAATGGGGATATACATTGTTTCGAGATTATGTAGGTGAGTGATTATGGAGTGCCAAATGAGATTTCCGTTACTGTTTTGTTTTTTTATGTTTTTCTATTGCATCAGCGATGTGAATTTACATGCAAATGACAAACAAGCATTCAAACCGGACCTCTCAAAAGATAATATCAAGAAAGTACATGTGCATAGAGTGAATTGTTATGATTACTCCGGTGGTGGAACAAACATGATTGAAGAAAGTAATCGTGGAATACTAATAGCAGAGTTACATAATCCGAAAGATTCCTGGGTCGTTTATAAATTTGATTTGTCACCAATAATCAATGAGAATAATCTTACAGAAGGTATTAAACATAAAAAGATAGTAAAACCTGAGTCTGAAGAAGTCACTGTGTCATTTGAATAAATTATTTTAGTAACAGTTGAAGTTCCAGCTGCACTACCCACATCATTTTGAATACTTCCGCAAGCAAGTAAACCTTTAAAATTATTTCCAAAAGCCGAGTGGTAGCTTCTCCTTGTGTTTAAGGGCCCTCTCACAGATGGTGTATATGTTTCACTTGCAAATTCTACCCTACTGACAGTACTTTTAGTATTTAGACCGGTACCTATACCACCGGAGCTCCACCCATGAGTAGGAATTAATTCAGGTGCAATTAATATATAGGGATTTATGAGAAAAATACTCATACTCTATTGTAATACAAGATAATTTTTAGTCCAGCAGCACCTGAACCTGCAGAATCAATATCTACACTAAATTCCACATCATCGCTGACATTAGTGGGATTTGCTGCAAGTGTTGTGGGTGTAGAGGCAGTCAAACTGGATTTTTCGTTGGCGTCTATGGATAGTTTATTGACACCCAATATGCTGGTTCCGCTCATATTAATGTCTGCAGTGACCGCACCTGCTGTGCTTGCTACACTTAATGTTGCTCTGGGAATTTCAGTAAATGTCATGGCAAAAGGTGCACGGAATCTTACTTTATTTGAACCGACAGTCAAGGGTGTGGTCTCATCACTGGCTGCTATCATGATTACTGTAGAAGTTGGTCCAGATGGGCCTTGTGCACCAATTGATCCCTGTGGCCCGGAAGGTCCAGACGATCCCTGTGGCCCGCTGGGCCCCGAAAGTCCCTGAGGTCCTCGTGCTCCAGTAGTAGCAGTGACTTGCCATGTAGTGCCATCATAGATAAATTCATAAGATGTATTTGTAAGTGTAAGAGCCACATCATCGGCGTAACTGTCTATGGTTGATCCATTGCGTGCAATTATGAGATTATCAATAACAAAATTGCCGCCATCGGTCACAACCACATAATCACCTACAATAGGAACAGCAGGTAAAGTCAAATAAAAAGAACCACTTAAAGTGTTTGCAATATATCTATTATTTGTTACTGCCACAGTATTTGCAGTGATGTACTGCCAATCACTTAGTGCACCCGAGGGTCCTTGTGGTCCCGAGGGTCCTTGTGGTCCAGAGGGTCCACCTGATGGTCCGGCTGGTCCTTGTGGTCCCGAGGGTCCTATGTCGCCGCTGGGTCCGGTGACTCCAGAGGGTCCTTGTGGTCCAGTCACCCCTGTGGGACCTTGTTCACCGATACCAGTAGGACCGCTGGGTCCGGTGGGTCCTGTGACTCCCGATGGTCCTGCATTACCCTGTGGACCCGAGGGTCCGGTCAATCCCTGTGGTCCAGTTACCCCTGTGGGTCCTTGTTCACCGATACCTGTAGGACCGCTGGGACCTGTGGGTCCTTGTTCACCCTGAGGACCTTGTTCACCCTGAGGTCCAGACGGGCCGCCGCTGGGTCCTGCAGGACCCTGAGGGCCTTGATCTCCAGTGGGACCTTCGGGTCCAGATGGTCCGGATGGTCCGGATGGACCGGGTTCACCTTGAGGACCTGATGGGCCGCCGCTGGGTCCAGTGGGTCCTTGTGGGCCAGATGTGCCACCGCCTGCAGTCTTTACGACCAAATCTGAGTCTGTAATACCGTCTGCAAACCAATATTCTTCAACTACACCTGCAACTAAAATACCAACAGTAAGACCCTGAAATCGTTGAGTATTAGGAATAGAACTTAAGGCCGTGGCAGTATCAGCATAAGGGCCGTATCTAGCGTCTGTGGGTTTAGGTGCTTGTACTAATACATTATCATTAAGTGTAATTGACATTTTTTATCACGAATTCCTGTATTGCAATTCACCATCAGTGACTGTGGCATATCCACTGATATAAATTTTATATGATACACTAGACCAATATCCTTCTGGGCTATTGACATTTTGTGTGGCCGGGCTTAAAATAAAATTGCCCGGGCCTATCGAGCCTTGATTCAGTTCGGTAAAATACCACACGGTTTTAGTTGTGAAATCAGCTTGATGTGCCATCCACACATATTCACCATTGGCATTGTAGGTAACACCCACTGTGCCTGCTGCGGATGCCAAAACTTTAGTAGCAGTACCGGCAGCAATTGCTGCAGCGATAGAACTTGCTGTGGGTTGCGACACAGACTTGCCATAAAAATATGGATATATACCAGATATCGATGCTGCACTACTAGTGATATTTGCTGCAGCCTGAGGTGCATTTATGCTTCTTACTGCTGCAGCTCTGGCATCTGTTACCCCTTTATTATTAGGTTTAGGAAGACCTGCTGCATAAGTGCCTTGCCCAGTCCATAAAGTCGTGCCCGATACCACAACAAAACTATCAGTATATGTCAATTGATAACTGAAGTTTGGATTATTAGGATCAGCATAACCAAATTGATCTGCAATATTAGTGGCTGAACTACTGGTAGGAGGTGCAGCATTAGCCAATTCTGTGGCACCTCTGAATGTTCTCAGAACAGAATACGCCCCTGCATCGTTTTTCACAGCATTAACTGTCAATCCTTGTGATATAGTAGATCCTATTTCCTTTGTGCCAGACTGTGTACCTGATATGGTAATAGTAGGAATAGTATAGGTTGGATTAACATCAGGAAACAGTATAGTATCCAATACTTGTACAAGATTTTTAGTTTTCCAAACACTTGCAGCCGTGGGGGTAGCACCGCCAACTGTGACACTAGTGACACTATCTGCCACTGTGGTATTATAAATGCTGTTTAGGGTACTAGAACTGTATACAAGGCCTGTGTTAGCTCCTACTGATATATTAGATATGAGATTAGAAAGAATACTTTGTCCGTTAGCATACAAGAAATTATCACTTATGACATTTCCTGCAGACACATTAGCAGTCACTGACAGCCCTGTGGGTGTAATTAACAAGACATTACTAGTACCATGAACATTAGCTATGATATTGCCATTGGCACCCAGAATATTAAATTCTGTATTACCGTTGACAATTTTAATTGCTGAGCCAACATTAGCAATTACATTAGTGATACCACTGCCGTCACCTGAGATCACACCATCGACTGTGAGATTTCCTCCCACAGTCATGCTTCCGTCGGTATTGATGCCGCCAGTACCAACCCATATGGTATTCCATCTCAGTAATTCTGGATAGTTACTGCCTAGATCATAGACATCGTCGACATTAGGTACTAAATTGTTAGTCACACGCACAATGCCAATACCAGATGGTGCCAGCACTAAATTAGCATTAGTGACATTAGTTGTAATTCTGTTGTTACTGATAACAACTTGGCTGTCGACAGGGCCAGCAGCATAGATTGCTGACATCATAGTATTGATATCAGCAAACGCTTGTCTTAGTTGGGTGCCTTCTCCATCATCTGGTGAATCACCAATATCTATTATTATCTGTGACATTAAATTAATT